TGATTGGTCTAAATGACAAACTGTTACAGCAGTATGTTGAATGGATTGCTAACCGTAGAATGAAGGCAATCGGACTGAAACCTCTTTATGATATTCCGGCAAAGAATAATCCCCTTCCTTGGACTGAACATTGGATTAGTTCTAAGGGTCTTCAAGTGGCGCCACAAGAAACCGAAGTTGAATCGTACATTGTTGGAGGAATCAAGCAAGATGTTACCAAAGATACTTTCTCAGGATTCCAACTATGATGAATGGTGCGAACAGGAAATCCTGAACGCATACCAAGAGGCAGCAGAAAGTGATGAGTTTCTGTTTGGCGATTATGATTATGAAAAAGAATGGATGAATAATGAGGGTCGTTGAGATCCTCTTTTTTTATAAATATCTAAAAAAGTAAGAAATAAATGAAGACTTTTAGCGAGTTTTTGAATGAAGATGCTGTAAAAGCGCAAAAAGCATGGCAAGATTGGATGAATGCAAATCCAAAAGAATTTACTAAAGGTGGAAGATTTTACGAAAGGAATAGTAGTGAAAAAACAACTGCTGCTGCCAAAGAATTTATGAAAGGATATATGAAGACTGGTAAACCTCCATCTGGATTTGAAGTTAAAAATACTAAGGTTTCTGGGCAAGATGTACGAGGAACTGGAACCACACAAAAACCGCCTAAACAACCTTCTGGAACCTCTCAAACTCCTCCTAAACAACAACCTAAGGCATCTACTCCACCATCACCTAAAGCGGAACCTAAGACCACTCAGGCACCTCCTAAGCAACCTAAGGCATCTACTCCACCACCACCAAAACCACCCACCAGTAACGTTCCAGCACCTACAGCAAAACCCCCCACAGCAGCAACAAATGGTCCAGGACTTCGTTCACGTTTAGGTAATGCTGTCGGACCTGCAGCAAACGTTGCTGGTGCTGCACTAGATTATAAAGATAGAAGAGATACTGGACAATCTAGAGCAAGAGCAGCAGGTGGTGCTGCTTCACAACTAGCAGGATATGCTGCTGCAGCAAAATTTGGTGCCATGGTTCCGGGACCACCAATTGTTAAAGGTGCCGCTGCAATCACTGCAGGATTGGTGGGAGCAGAAACATCAGGAAAAGCATATGACTGGGCAGCAAATAAAACACGCCCAGCAAGACAAGCAGTATCAAGATCAATTGGATTTGATAAGTTTCAGCAGAGAAGTGGATTAATCAATCGAGGATCTGGACTACAAAAAGCACAACAAACAGTTGATACCAGAGGAGCAAGACAAGTTGCATCACAATCTGGTGCCTATGGTACAAGACAAGGATCCGCTCTTACAGGTGTAGGAGGACCTACAACGGTTAATAGACAAGCAGGAACTCTTACTTCTGGTGGAAAAACTGCAAAACTTTCCTCCACTCAATTAGTTCGTGATCCAAAAACTGGTAGACAAGTTGTTGGGGATTTGGCATATAAAGGAGGAAGGGCAGTTTATCTTGCAAGACCTTCAATTCAATCTAGAGATACAAGTCTTGGAGCAAGAGTTGGAAGAGCGTTGAATATTGGTAGATATTCTAAAGCAGCAGAATCCCAGGCAGCAAAACAAGAATATAGAACTGCTCTTAGAGGAACTCAACAATATCAGAGACAACTTGGAATTAATCCACAAGCAGCAACTGCACAGAAACTTCCTGGTCGTGGTGTTGGTCAGGCAAAGGTTGGACCTAAGATTGTAGGTCCAAAACTTGTAGGACCTAAAAAAGTGGGAACTGGTATTAAACCATCTTCTTCAACGATGGCAAGACCAGTTTAATAAATAAATAATAGTAAAGGTATTATTTCTAATGGAAAGATTAACTGCCGGAAACTGTAGATCTTTAATAGAATCTTATGTTTCTATCTATAATAATTGTACTGGTGATTTACAAGAGCAAGAAAATATTCAAGAATTTCTACAAGTAATTGATGAATTAGTTGAAGAAGGATATGATTTAAGTGAGTATACTTATGATGAACTCTATGAAGAGTATCTTAGTGAAGGTGGTTTAGGAAGTGTATTAAAAACAGTTGCTGGTAAAGCACTGGAATCTGGAAAAGGTGCTATAAAAACTGCTTGGCAAGGATCAGTTAAACAAACTAAAGAAGGACCTAAATTTATTCCTGGAGCAAAACAGACAACCAAGGAAATACTTGCAAAAACTGGTAATGTTTTACCATGGGTGGGATTAGCAGCAGCAGCTGATCAGGCTCTTCTTGGGGGTAAAGGTAGAGAATGGGCTGGTCATGCTTTACAACAAGGTAGAGAGGCGGCAGGTAGTATTCCAAGTCCAAGAAAACCACAAACAGCAAAACCCCAACCATCTAAACCATCACAAGAAAGAAATCCTTATGGATTAAATCAAGATTTTGATATTTTTGATGTTATTAAAGGTTATCTTCTTGATGAAGGATATGCTGAAACTGAGGAAGAAGCACTTGCCATGATGGTAAATATGAATGATGAGTGGAGAGAGAGTATTATTGAAGAAACTAGAAGAGCAAAATATCTTCAGAAAAAGTTTAATAAAGAGAATGAAAGAAAATCTGGATCTGCCCATACTTATATTCCAGGAAAACAAAATACTAGTCAGGCACTTCAAAAAGCAAGAGAATCTGAAAGACATATGCGTGGTGAAAGGTGAGACCACTTTTCAAAATAATACACTAGAGAGTCTTTTGACCCTCTTTTTTTTATAAATATTTTTACAGATAGTAATATTAAAAATAAAAATGCCAAAACTTGGAGAAATAGGCCCTGGGGGAAAAGTCTGGATTGGTGGTAATTATGGATGGCAAAATCCACAGACTGTTTGGAAAGGTGAAAAACCAGGATCTAAACCTGGAGAAACTAGAACTCTTCCCGGTATAGGAACAAAAGTTTGGACTGGAAAGGATTATGGTTGGCAATCTAAAGCAACCATAGATGCTACAAAGAAAGATTCTCCAAAACCAGAAGCAACGCCTCCAACAACACCTTCAAAACCAGAAGCAGAAAAACCAACTCCATCAGCAGTACCCACACCAAGACCTCCAAAACCAGAAGCAGCAAAACCAAAATCAACCTCATCAGCATCTGCATCAACTGCAGATAAGATTAAAGGTGGAATGGGATTGTATAAGCAACAAATAAAGACTGGTAATATTAAAGGTGCAGAAGAAACTGGTAAATCAACATGGGAATTGGCAAATCAAAAACTTGCTAGTGCTGCTGCTGAACGAGCAAGAATTCGTGGAACTCAACAAACTGATAATCCTTTAATGAAAGATATGAAGTCTAGACTTCCTATGAATTCACCTTCAGTTCAATCGCCTGATGTTGCAAAATTGAAATTAGGCAATCAATCACTAACTCAAAATCCAAATGCATTTAAAGCAGCAACACCATCAACAACAAAACCAACTGCTACTTCAACAACTATGCAAAAAAACTCAACTTTAAAACAATCATATGATTATGAACCTTATGATATTCTTTTAGATTACTTGATTGGTCGTGGTCATGCAGATAGTCTCGAAGAAGCACATTATATCATGTTAGAAATGGATAAATCTGCTGTTGGTTTAATTATTGAAGAATATCAAAATTATATTTTTGCTGAAGAAGTTTCAGAATGGGTAGATGATCTTTTAGAAGAAGGATATGATCTTTCTGAGTACACTTGGGATGACATCATTGAGTATTATGTAAGTGAATCAAGAAAGCATTGATCCTATTATAACATAATTCTCAGGGGGTTGACAAGACCCCCTTTTTATTGCTAGAATCGCTTTGCTAAGGATGAAGGATAAATAATAGCTCTCTGAGACTTAAGTATGAGCTATGAGAATCCTTGGAGATTCAAAGGAAAAGTTTTTGAAACTGAAGATATTCAAGACTATTTTGGATTTGTATATTTAATAATTTGTTCTAAGACTCAAAGAAAGTATTGGGGTAGGAAATATTTTTGGTCTTTTAGAACTCCTCCAGGAAAAAAAAGAAAAGTTAAACAAGAATCTGATTGGAAAAAGTATTATGGTTCTTGCCCAGAACTTAAAGAAGATATTAAAAAATATGGTAAAGAATTTTTTACTAGAGAAATTATAAGTCTTCATAAGACAAGAGGTGATTGTAATTATGAAGAAACAAAGCAACTCTTTTTAAATAATGTGTTGAAGGAAGCACTTGACGATGGTAGTCCAGCATACTACAATAGCAATATCCTAGGCAGGTATCTAAAAAAAGACTATGGAAACTTTAATTGAAACTCTTCGTATTAATCATGATTGGGCAATAGAACGTATTCATGTTCTTTGTGATATTCATGAGGAGCATGAATATCATAATGCTTATTCAATTCAACAAGAATTTAATGAATGGTTAGATCCTAAAATTGAGGAGCATGATATTTTTTCTCTTGAATATATTGGTGAGAAATACTAAATATTTCAAGTAAAATATCTTGGGATAATAATTATGAAAATTGATCTTCATAACTTTTTTCAACATTTCGATCCTAATAATCCAAAACACGTTGCTGCAGTAGAGCAACTTGAAGTGGATCTTGCAGATAAGAATCCAGATTTGATTGATGATACTTCAAACTGGGTTCGTATTTTCAGAACAAAACCAGCAGTTCCTGGTGTTCTCGCAGTTCCTTATTATCCACAAACAGATAATTACAGAGATGCTCAAAGAACCTGTAATTCATCTTCTTGTGCGATGTGTCTGGAATACTTTAAACCAGGGACTCTTAAGGGAGCAAAGGGTGATGATTCTTATATTCAGAAAGTATTTGCAATTGGTGACACAACTGATCATACCGTTCAGACAAAAGTTCTGGAAGGTTATGGAGTTAAGTCACACTTTAGTTATAATCTTTCTTTTGCTGATCTTGATCGTGAGCTTGCTGCTGGGAGACCTGTTGTTATCGGGATCTATCACAGGGGTACTCTATCTGCTCCTTCTGGTGGGCACATGGTTGTAGTCATCGGTAAGAAGGGTGAAGATTATGTGGTAAATGATCCTTATGGTTCTCTGAATGATGGATATACTGGTCCTGCAACAAATGGCAAAGGTGCTGTTTACAAAAAGTCTGATCTGATGTATCGTTGGTTAGAGAAAGGAAAAGATAGGACTGGATGGGGAAGAATCTTTGATGTAAAAAAGTAGAAAGTTCTATTCTGAAAGAAGGAATAGAACTCATTAAAGAATTTGAAAAATGTAAATTAGTAGCATATCCAGATCCTTATACTAAAGGAAAACCTTATACTATAGGATGGGGAAGCACTCGTAAGAAGGATGGAAGTCCTTTTAAGTTAGGAGAAAAGATTACTCAGAAAGAAGCAGATGAATTGTTTGATTGGCAGATACAAAATGAATTTCTTTCAGCACTGAAACAAATACCTTATTGGAGTGAGATGAATGATTATCAGCGCGGTGCTTTATTGTCTTTTGCTTATAACCTTGGTGCTAATTTTTATGGTAGTCGAGGATATGTGACCATAACTAGAGTTCTTAAGAATAAAGAATGGGGTAAAGTTCCTGCTGCTCTTGAACTTTACAAAAATCCTGGAAGTGATGTAGAAGCAGGATTATTGAGAAGAAGAATTGCTGAAGGAAAACTTTGGAGAAAATTATAAGACGTAAGGATATGCAATACCCTCATTTAACATTCTTTCATTTTTTTTCTTGATTATGAATCCAAGTTTTAAGTTCGTGAATATAAGTTCTTAATATATCTGCTTTCTCTAGATGCCAAGTATCACCACTTTTGAAATACTCTTGAGTATGATTATCAATTGCCTTCAGGATGTTGTGTATTGGCGTATTCCAAGGTTCTCTATTAGGAGTATTCCATTCTCTTGGCATAATACCTCACTTTTTCTTACCTCCGTTCTTTGCTTTTTTGGCAGTCGCATTACCCTGATTTTGTTTGGATTGCTTGCCACCAGCAGAACCTTTTTTACCCTTATTTGGTGACTTTGACATTTTTCGATTTTGTAGTATAATGTATTTATTGACCCATTATAAATAAAACGAATTTTTATTTAAAATTATGACTGAACAACAAGAACATCTCATTAATTTACTTCAACAAAGGCAGTCTCTTTCTCAGGAAACGACTGAGAAAAGAGAACTTCTACTTAAAGTTCAGGGAGCAATTGAGTATCTTACTCAAATTGGCGTAACTCTTCCCGAACCTGACCCTGCCGAGGAGGTAGAGGAGACCGAAGATCCAGAGGCTTGACAGATCCTAAATAATCACTTATAATGCGTAGACCCACTCAAATGGTGGGTTTTTTACTATGAGTCATTGATGTGACACTTAGAGCCGTGGAAAGTGCCCTCCGAGAGGTTGGGTGTACCCCCTTTCTAAACGGATGCCGAATTCAATTAAAATTAATGCTTAAAAACCTAACAAATGTAACCGTAGCTCTTTTAGGTGCGGTTGCAACATCAGCGGCAACACTGCCAGCACCGAGTATGGCAACATCTTCAGTAAAACCGCCATTTGCGATTATTCCTGAAGCGCCTACTCAAGAGACAGAGACCAAAGAGGTTGTTCCCGAGAAACCTAAAGTAAAACGATTAGTTTGTAAAGGATGTAATACCAATGAGTCCCGTACTCTGGAATTCTTACAGAAACGAGGAATCAGTGACAAAAACGCCCTAGCAACCATTATGGGCAATATCCGACAAGAATCTACCTTCACTCCTAATATCTGTGAAGGTGGTGCTAGAACTTCCTATCCTAACTGTGGTGGGGGGTATGGCATTATTCAATGGACTAATGCTCCTCGTTTTTATGGACTAGGAAGACATGCTGCTCGTATTGGTGCTAATCCTTCCTCACTGGATGCACAACTTGACTATATGCTGCACGAAGGTGATTGGAAGATGATTGAGAATCAAATGAAAACTCCTGGTAAGTCTATTAATGATTATATGAGACTTGCTAGAAAGTGGATCCGTTGGGGTCATCACGGAGCAAGAACTGATTTTGCTTATAATTATGCCAACCGACTGATCCTAGCAGAAGTTTGACACAATAGAATAAATAGTGGGGAGGGTTAGATCTCCCCATTTATGTTTAATTTCAATTTTGGAAATAAAAAACCAGATATAAAGCAGTATGCAATTATAGGAATTGTACTGAGTTCTATGATTGCAATACTCTCCCAGTGTACTGGAGTATCTGAAAATGGACTTTGGGATTTATTTGATGAGATTCAAAGAAAATATTTCCCACAAACTATTCTTAATGAATTTATAATTAAAGATCCTGAAAAACTGAATCGCAGAATTGGCAGAGATGTTGATAGAGCAATTCAAAATGTAACTTCAGAATATGATCGTATTATTGAAGAAGCAGATCAAAAATATAAACCAAAATATGTTGATGAAAAGAATGATGAAAGTGTCTGCTATACTGATGAATGTAAGGCACTTGCACCTCCAATGAGAATTTGTGCAGTTTGGGTAGAAGATTGTCCAAAAAACTGACTATATAATCATATCTTATTTTTTGGAGATTATCATGTCTGTATCACAAGAACTCTTAAATGCCGTTGAAGCATGGAAAGTAGAAGACGAAAAGTTTGCTGCTGGCAATAGTGCAGCAGGAACTCGTGCTCGTAAGGCACTTCAGGAAGTTGCCAAACTCGTCAAGGCACGGAGGGGAGAGATCACTGAAGAGAAGGCAGCACGTAAGGAAGCAAAGGCAGCAGGTTGACACCTGAGCACAAAGACCCTATAATGATCTCATAGGCAGCGGAGGGGATTCAACCACCGTTATTGTAAGTCCAATACCTTCCAATATTGGAAGGTTTATGCCTCAGTAACTCAGTGGACTAGAGTATCCGCCTTCTAAGCGGTTAGCCGTAGGTTCGAATCCTACCTGAGGCGCTTGACTTTTTTCCAAAAAAGTCTTATAAATAAAACATACTTGTAAAACAAAAATGACTCGTTCGTTCGCAAAACCCCAATTTACATATCCACTCAGCAATATGTCTGATTGGAATTCATGCGGGCATATTGCGTGTGAGTCCCCTTCTGCTATTATGAAAGAATGAAGTCATTCTAACATAAAGCAAAAGGGGAGAGAAACTAAAAGTTTCCTCCCCTTTTTTGTTGCTTGGGACAGTTTCATAAGTGTCCACTCTTCTTCCCAAAAGTTTGAAGCAGTGGTATTCTAAGTAAATCGGTGGGGGAACGAGACCCCAAACGCCAAGTTCCAATTCTGAAACTGGCACACACCACTTGATTCAAACTTGATTCGGTGGTATTCTAAAAGGGTGGTTGAGAGACCACCAGAACCTTGACAATTAAATAGAAATCCTATATTATATGGGTCTGTAACTCAACTGGTAGCAGTAACGGGCTTTTAACCTGGAAGTTGCGGGTTCGAGTCCCGCCAGACCCATCGACCGTCAGTTCGGTCATTAAATATAAACTGAATGGGAGGATGTCTACTGTTGGCAACGTAGTACCAGTCTGTAAAACTGGAGTGGTTTTTTAGCCTCGGGGGTTCAATTCCCTCTTCTCCCATTAGATGATTCAGCAATTCTTACTTTCTTTTTGGTAGAAAAAACAATCATCTAGTTTACTGTGGAGTAGAGCAGTCCGGTAGCTCGTCAGGCTCATAACCTGAAGGTCGCAGGTTCGAATCCTGCCTCCGCCACGGGCTCACATGTACCAAGGCTGGCGAGATTGCTTTGCAAGCAAACTGTGAGGAGTTCGATTCTCCTTGGGTCCATTGGTGCTTATATCTGCCTTTTAACGGGGGATAACAGAATGAGTGCTAACCTGCGGAATTAGTTCAGTGGTAGAACGCAACCTTGCCAAGGTTGATGTCATCGGTTCAAATCCGATATTTCGCTCCATTTGGCCTCTTAACTCAGCGGTTAGAGTGTCTGCCTGTCTAGCAGAAAGTCAGGGGTTCAAATCCCCTAGAGGTCGTCGTCCCTATACTTTTTCAGTTTTGTATGTGGGCAGTATTGATAAACTGATAGAAATATCTCTATTATAATAGATATTTCTTATGGAGAGAGTCCGGTTCGGTCGAGGACGCCGTCTTGAAAACGGTCGGGGGGTAAAACCCTTCGCAGGTTCGAGTCCTGTTCTCTCCGCTTGGCGTAGTAGACAAATTGGTAAAGTCACCATCCTTTCAAGATGGATATTTTGCGGGTTCGATGCCCGTCTACGCTTCTTCCTCTTAATTGAGGATACTTATAATCCCCTGTAGTTCAGCGGTAGAATCGCGGACTGTTAATCCGTTTGTCACTGGTTCGAATCCAGTCGGGGGAGTTGCTTCTTATGAAGCATACTTGACAATTTTATGTTTATCTTTTATATTGTCGTATATAAATAGTTTGGGTGTATCTCAAAACCTAATACTACGAAACTAAAATGAAAAACAAAATCATAACTAAAGAACAATTTGAAGTTGCTTGTTCAACATCAAACGGTCCTGGACAAGTTATTAAAAAACTTGGAGGTTGTGATAATGGAACTTGGAGGAGAAAAATTAAATTTCTTCAAAACCAATTTGGAATAAAAGTTCCAAAATATGAACCTCCAAGAAAATATGAATTAATTAAAAAAGAATGTCCAGTTTGTAGTACTTTATTTGAAACTCTAAAAGGGAGTAAAGACGAAAAAACGGTTTGTTCAAGGTCTTGCTCTAATACTTTTTTTAGAAGTGGGGAAAACAACCCAAACTATAAGGATGGATTCGATGGCGATGCACACTATCGCAAAATATGCTTTACACACCATCCAAAAAAGTGTTGTGTTTGTGGTTTTGATTTAATTGTTGAAGTTCATCATAATGACTACAATAAACAAAATAACAATCCAGAAAATCTAATACCATTATGTCCAAATCATCATAGGATGTTTCATTCTAGACATAGACACTTGGTAAGTCCTTTAATTGAGGATTACATAAAAACAACGGGATATAGTAGAAAAGTATAACTCTGCGTTTGGGACGCAGCGAAGAGGGGGCAGTACCTTCTATCCCGATTTGGAGAATACTAGTAAAACTCCAACCGATTTTACATGCGTCGGATAAAAGTCTATCGTACATAGACTGCATTGTGTGGGAACATGGTGTAGGTTGGTCGGCACGTATGTCTGAAGAACATGAGGTCTCGGTTCGATTCCGGGTGTTCCCGCTTGACCTTTATGGTCACGGAGATTCACTTCCTCCGTTATGAAACTTCGGTTGGTTGGTGATAGGTTTTTCAGTCCGAAAACTGAAACTGGTAGATTGTTGATATCGACTCCTACCTTGATGGAACGTAGCTCAGTTGGTAGAGCACACGGCTGATAACCGTGCGGTCACGAGTTCAAATCTCGTCGTTCCAATTACCCTTCGGGGTATTTTATAAGGAAGTGTGGCAGAGTCCGGTTTATTGCAGAATCCTGCTAAGATTCCGTGTCAAGTAATTGGCACCACTGGTTCAAATCCAGTCACTTCCGTTGAGAGAGCACCTTGGTGGTGAGCACGACGGTGTTAGAGGCGGTTCGATTCCGTCCCTTGGCAATGGTGGTTCGATTCCATCTTCTCTCAAACCTGGAGAATTGTCCGAGAGGTTTATGGTGCAAACTTGGAAAGTTTGTGTGGATAAAACCACCAGAGGTTCGAACCCTCTATTCTCCGCTTTGGTTGTATAGTTCAGTTGGTAGAACGCTTCTCTCATAAGGAAGTCGTCGGTGGTTCAACTCCACCTACAGCCACTGTGTAGGTAGCATAATTGGTTAATGCGCCAGATTGTGAATCTGGTTTATGCGGGTTCAAGTCCCGTCCTACACCCCGCCCTTATAGTTCAGTGATAGAACGCATTCTTGGTAAGAATGAGGTCGTGAGTTTGATTCTCACTAAGGGCTTTGAACTATCCGGTATTTCCAAATAGTTCAATATTGCCTCTAAAGCATTGTGGTGATGCACCGCTCTTGTAAAGCGGAGACGACAGTTCAATTCTGTCTAGGGGCTTTGTCGGAAGTAATTAATCCGACAGCGTGAAACAGTTGGTCGCTCCAACACTATGTTGAATAGGTTTCACGTTAATGTCTAGTTGGCAGAGTGGCCGAATGCGGAAGTCTGCAAAACTTCTTTCACCGTGGGTTCGAATCCCACACTAGACTCTGTGGAGTATTCCACTTTAATCCAGAATCGTCTAACTGGCAGGACACCATCCTTTGAAGATGTATAATATAGGTTCGAATCCTATTTCTGGAACTCGTCCGTGTAGCGCAATTGGTAGGAGGCACTACCTTGAGGGGGTAGACAGTGGAGGTTCAAATCCTCTCACGGACATTGCCAGTTCCAAAACTGGCACACATTCCTAGAATTCTTGGGTTTTACCTGCTATTCTATGAAAACAAATCAAACACACCTGAGGAAAAAATGAGTAGATCTAGAGTATTTCTGGTATCTGACACACACTTTGGACATCATGGTGTGTGTAAGTTTCTGAGAGAAGACGGACAAAAACTTCGTCCGTGGAATCATCCCGATGAAATGGATGAGGCTATGATTGATTACTGGAACGAAACTGTTTCACCGAATGATAAAGTTTATCATCTTGGAGATTATGTAATCAATCGTAGATCAATGGGAACTGCTTCCAAACTTAATGGAAAGAAGTGTCTCATTAAAGGGAATCATGATATTTTTAGACTCAGTGAATATGCAGAACATTTTTACGATATTCGTGCATATCATGTTCTAAACAATATGATTCTTAGTCATGTTCCTCTTCATGAATCTCAACTTGATAGATTTGGGGTAAACATTCACGGACATCTTCATTCCAATAGAGTGAAGAATACGTTCGGGAACATTGATAACCGATATCAATGTGTATGTGTTGAGCATACTAATTTTCGTCCGATTCTTCTTGAAGAGGTTATGACTTGGATAAATTCTTGATTGTTTGTTCAATCAAGTTTTTATGGGCGTGTAGCGCAATGGTAGGAGGCACCAGACTTAGAATCTGTACAGTGGAGGTTCGAATCCTCTCACGCCCATATGCCGAAGTGATCCAATTGGTAGAGGTGTTCGCCTCAAAAGCGAAATGTTGTGGGTTCGAATCCCACCTTCGGTATTGGATTTTATATCCAAACATATACGGGATTGGTCTAATGGTAAGACAAGAGCTTCCAAACCTTTTGATGTGGGTTCGATTCCTACATCCCGTGCCAGCCCTGGTAACTCAGTGGAAGAGTGCTTCGCTACGAACGAAGAAGACGGGGGTTCAAATCCCTCTCAGGGTGCCATAATCTAAATAAAATGAGGTGCAACAAAACAAATGGAATCCATAGAACCACATAGTACAATACTGGTTCTAAACAGTTCTTATGAACCATTACATTTTACAAACTGGAAAAGAGCAATTGTTCTTCTTTTCAAGGACAAAGCAAGACTTATTACTAAGCGTGTGATTCGTTTAGTCAGTTATGTAAAAATTCCTTTTAATCGTGGAAAAGACTCTTATCCTACAAGAGCACTTATCTACAAGAGGGATGATCATGAATGTCAATACTGTGGATCCAAGAAAGATCTTACAATTGACCATGTGATTCCTCGTTCAAGAGGTGGACAGGACACATGGGAAAATCTAGTTGCCTGTTGCACCAAATGTAACTTAAAGAAAGGAAATCATTTTCTTTCCGAAACAAATATGATTTTGAAGAAAAATCCAGAAGCACCTTTCAACCGTGTTTATTTGGATCTTCAAAAGAGTCGTGTTTCAGAATGGAAAGAATATGTAATCGGTTGAGGACAGTTTCTGAACTGTACCACAGGGGTTGACGCCAAATCAAAACCCTGTTATTCTGTAAGGGTGGTTGAGAGAGACCACCCAATCGGGAGATTAACTCAGTGGTAGAGTGGTTGCCTTACAAGCAATAAGTCACTGGTTCGAATCCAGTATTTCCCATACACCTTCGGGTGTTCTAAGATGAGGCAGCAAAAAAACTGCACTAGACTCTTAATCTAACAAGCAAAAAACTCATCTTGCTCAACAAAGTTGATTCAGCAATCAACCTAATTGTATCTGAAAAACAACTAAACATCAACTTGGAGAAAAATTATGACTTTTATGAATGCTCTTGAATCCGAAATGAATGTCACCGAAACTCTGAACGGTGCAAAAGCATACAAATCCACTCTGAATAAGTGTCTGGATCTTTTCGGAAAAATCGCTGCTTGCCGTAATGATGTCAAGCAAGCACAAAAACTTTTTGCCCATGCATATGCGGAGAATCCTGAGACTGCTACTCGTATTCTCTTCTGGGCACGGGATATTCGTGGGGGACAAGGTGAGCGTGAAGTTTTCCGTAACCTCTTCAAATATCTGGTAGAAGATAATGGTGAAATTGGTGAAAAACTGGTTTCTCTGGTTCCTGTATATGGACGTTGGGATGACCTTCTTGTTCTGGAAAACACTTCTGCCTGGGAAACTGTGCTGAATGCAATTCAGAATCAAATGAATCTGGATCGTGTTTCCTTCAAAGCAGGCGCACCAGTATCTCTGCTTGCCAAATGGATGCCTTCTATCAATGCTTCTAGCAAAGATAGCAAGCGTCTAGGTCGTAAGATTGCCGCACATCTTGGCATGACTGAGCGCGAGTATCGTAAGGTTCTCAGCAATCTTCGTACTCACATTAACGTTGTTGAAAAGGCAATGTGCTCTAAGGAATGGTCTGTAATTGATTATTCCAAACTGCCTTCCCGTGCTGCTTTCATGTATCGCAAAGCATTCGCAAAGCAAGATGCAACTCGGTATGCTGATTATCTCAGTGCCGTTGAGAAGGGTGAAGCAAAGATCAATGCAGCAACTCTCTATCCATATGATATTGTTGAACAGTATCTCTACAAGGGTGCTCGTAACGACAAAACCATTGACCTGCAGTGGGAAGCACTTCCTAACTACATGGAAGGTAAAGAGTTTAACGGTCTGGTAGTTGCAGACGTTTCTGGATCTATGATGGGTCGCCCTATGGCAGTGTCTATCTCTCTTGCGATGTATATTGCAGAGCGTAATACTGCTCAAGTTTGGAAGAACAAGTTCCTGACTTTCTCTGCACAACCTGAACTTCAATCCATCGTTGGTTCTACCATCGGTAAGCGGGTTGAGAATCTTTCTCGTGCTGCTTGGCAGATGAATACCGACCTGATGGCAGTATTCAAAACTGTTCTGGATGCTGGAGTAAAGAATAATGTTCCTGCGGAGGATATGCCTCAAAAACTGATCATTGTCTCTGACATGCAGTTTGACCAGTGCTGCCGCTCCAACAAGAGAACCAATTTTGAGCAAATTCAAAAACTCTACCGTAAGGCAGGGTATGAAATGCCTCAACTGGTTTTTTGGAATGTGAACTCTTATGGTAATGTACCTATTAAGGCACACGATACTGGCACTTGTCTGGTATCCGGTTGCAGTTCTTCTATTCTGAAGTCTGTTCTAACCGATAGTGTCATTACTCCTATTGACACTATGAACGAAACCGTGTATAATGAACGTTATGATGCGGTGGGAGAAGTATTCTCCTGATTCATCGGAGAGGGTATAACCCTCTCCACCTTTAGAGATTATTCAGCAAACCCTTCTGGTTGAAACTATCTGCATAGATGGTTAAGGTTCGATCCCTTATCTCAAATAATCTCGTTCTAATGGGGAAGTAGCTCAGTTGGTAGAGCAACGAAAAAATACATCTTGTTAAGATGTTAACAGCAATTAAAATGCATTGGGAGCCGTTGGTCGTAAGTTCGAATCTTACCTTCCCCACTTTAGATAGTTCAGCAATTTAAAACTTTTTCGCCAAATTTTTATCCGAAAAATAAAAACTATCTAGTAATGCCGAAGTAGTGTAACGGTAGCACGTTAAAAAGCAGTTATCTAGTTTTAGATACGGACAGCAATTACTCTAAATTCCATTGTCAGGGAAAAGTTCGGGTTCAATTCCCGACTTCGGCGTTAGATGATTCAGCAATTACCGCAGGTTATGCAACAAAATCATCTAGTAATGCGGATGTAATTCAGTGGTAGAATGGCTGCCTTCCAAGCAGTTTGTCGTCGGTTCGAATCCGATCATCCGCTTGCTCCAAAAATAACAGGAGCATAAATAAACACTGTAGTTGTAAAACTTAACAAATTTATGAAACTCAAACAACTGATGCTTGCGCCTGTTGCTCTGGGAATGGTTGCTCCTGTTGCTGCGAATGCGGCAGATCTTAATATTGCAGCAGTCAACCAATATTCCACTTCGGAACAGGTTACAAGCGTTTCACAATTCTCCGATGTAAAGTCTACTGATTGGGCATACGGGGCACTCTCCTCCCTTGTAGAGCGTTACGGTTGTGTTGCCGGTTACCCTAACGGCACTTATGCTGGTGGTCAATCAATGACCCGTTATGAGGCAGCAGCACTGCTGAACGCCTGCCTGGATCGTGTGACGGAAGTTACCGACGAACTTCAACGCCTTATGAAAGAATTTGGTGCTGAACTTGCAGTTATTCGTGGTCGTGTAACCAAACTGGAAACACAAGTTGGTCGCCTGGAAGCAACTCAGTTCTCCACCACTACCAAACTTCGTGGTGAAGCAAACTTTGTTCTTGGTGGTGTTGGTGGTGCTCAGACTCCTGGTGCTACTCGTAATGCTCCCAGCACGAATGTTGGTAATACTGCATTCAACTATGATCTTCGTCTGAACTTTGATACATCGTTCACTGGTAAAGATCTACTTCGTACTCGCCTTCGTTCGGGTAATTTCTCTGCTCAACCTTTCGGTTCTTCCAACTCCCTCTTCAAACTGGATAAGGCAGAAACTTCTCAAGGTACTGGAACTTCCAGCAACGTGTGGTTGGATCGTCTGTATTACCAGTTCCCTGTTCTTACTAAGGGCATGACTGCTACTGCTGGTGCTCTGGTTCGTAACACTGAGATGTCATGGATTCCTTCGGCATATAAGTCGGATGTTCTGGACTTCTTCCAACTTGCCGGTGCTCCTGGTGTCTATAACAAGGCAACTGGATCTGGTTTTGGTCTTCAGTATGTTCAACCTGGAAAGAAAGGTGGACTTGTTGCTGGTGTAAACTATGTTGCTCAGAATGGTTCTGAATCCAACAGAGGTGAGTTCAACCAATCTGGTGGTCTGAATACTCTGGCACAGATTGGTTATCGTGCTCCTCAGTGGGGTGCTGCCTTTGGTTATCGTTATGGTACTGAAGGAACTCGTGTTCGCA